GATAGATGAATCAATTTGCATCCTCTACAGCTCAAGCTAATCAAGTTCTTGATATGAGTAGCACATCTGTATCTGATACTTCTATAAGTACAAGCACAGTTGAAACAGAAACTACTACTACTGAAGTTGTTGTAACAGTAGCAACTGTATCTAATCAAGACAGTCTAAACATATCAGTTAATTCTGTTAGCACTGGTTCTGATACAGACACAACAGTAGAAAATATAATTGCAGAAAACTTACAAAACGCGCAAGAAGAAGTACAAGCACAACAAGAAGAGACAGGAGAGTATGGATCTGAAAACGCTATTATAGCTGTGATGGGTTTTGTTCCTGGATTTAATAATTATCAGTTAGCTAGTTTGCCAAAGAAAGAAGTTTGGTATGAACCCAAAAGCATTTATACTACTAATACTATTCAAGATAACACAGCTGCGTTTTATCAATTAGCGGGTACTAATATTAAGACCCTTACTAAATTAAAAGAAATGCAGCCAACATTTTAGGAGACTTATATGGATTGGTTACAAAGTAAAACAACACAAGTAATTGCTTTAGTAGGAATTGTTTCTACTCTTGCGGGGTTTGGTTACACAGGAGCTACCTATGTAAACCGCATAACAAACTTAGAAGCTAAAATTGGTGGTATAGGTGACACTAAAGAAGCACAAAAAGCTATTGAAGAACGTTTTGCATCTATAGAAACTTCTGTACAGTTTTTAGAAAAAGAAATTGATGGCGTAGAAATTCCAGATGTTACTGAAATTAAAACTGATATAGCTACAATTAAAGCTGAAATTTCTTCTTTAGAACAAAAAATAGCAGAAAATAACAAAAACCCCCTATCTGGGTAAATTTTAAGGGCTTTTTAGAAAAACGTGGGCTCAGGATGCCACAGGTGCGCATATCACCAGTAGGTCAATGCAATTGGTATCGTTAGGCCAATAATTAACTAGCGGCTTTCTCAGGCCCTTCTACGCGGGGTCCCCTTTGCAGCTGCCTAATACCATAATTTTCTGCCGCATTTCGTAGATTTATGATTTTTCTTTCCATTTTAGAAAAAGTATTCCAATCTCGAACTTCAGTTGCAGTCCTTCCACAACCTTTGCATCGATCATCGCCCCATTGAGTACAAGAACATATGCCAACGCATGGGCAATCGGCCACACTGGTACATCGTCCTAGGGTTTTTGAATGTTGGGTAAAAATTCCTACCTCTTTCATTTACTCCTCCTGCGACTTAACGAGTCTGTCTAAATACCATTGAGCTTTTTTTAAGTCCTCAACTTTGTTCTTATACTCGTAACGCCACAAATATTTCATAACATTGCCTTTACAGTAACCAGCAAACGCTTCCTTGCTCATGCTTGCTTCTATTCCATCAATGCATTCTATGCCCCCTTGATTATAGTGAGGGGGTTGATTTACCATATCCATCTATTACTCCTTAATAGTTAAACATATGTTGCTTATTCTATCGATATATGCTTCAAAAGTCACGGCACACCTTAAAAAGCAATCTAAATAAAAAAATTCTGCTAGTGGGTTGTCTGTTATACAAACACCGTCTGGATATCCCAGGACTATGTACGCGGGTAATTTATGTGTGTGCGCCCGCTGGATCCAGAGGCGTTGTTGTTGAGAAAGATTGATGGGTACTTTCGACGTACCACGGTCAGGTAAGGATTGCACATATTTATATTCTACAAAACAAAAGCCGCCAGGGCCGGAGTAGAATGCGTCAGGAACACCCCCATGATATGGGTCGTTGATTTTCCACTTATAAATTTCTTTAGGAAGTTTTTTGTGGATTTTGTTTATGAAGTCCTTTTCTTTCAACTTTTAATACTCGCTCTCTCATGAGGAGTTGTAGATCATGCCAACGATACATGCGTCTGTTTACGTCATCCCAGAACCAACCTTTTTGTTTTGTATCAGGCATTTAATTAGTATACATGATGCGACAATATATGTCGCACCATGTACGTAAAGTGATTACTTAATGCTTTCAAACACTGTTTTTGCATTGTTGTAATCGTCGTCAGTTGCCCATCCAACTTTTTCAACTTGGATGTTATAGAACTTTTGACCTGTTCTATTTTCTGTTCTAACAGAAGACATTTTCCATAATGCTGAAAAACGATCTCCACTTAAACCAGCTATTTGAGTATTCCATTCTCTGGATACTCGCAACTTAGAAGACGCACAGTCAAATAAGAATGGAACGTCAAGATTTCCTGACTCTTCATTCTTTCTTATTAACATGTGAGAGTGAGTCTCAGTAATATCATAATCTTCTGGATTAAGATTTTGAGTTTTAAGGGATTCAATAGCGTCTTCTTTGCTTGCAAAGCTACCTGCTAATCCTCCACCTTTCTCACGTTTCTTCCACGCTACAAACTCTTCAGTAAATCGTATGTTTAACACATAGATTGACTGCCCATAGTTTTCTCGCGTTACAGTATTAATGAAGTCGCCAACTTTGGCTCCTTCAATGTACTCACTGTGTTGCTCGTCAACCTCATTGCTAAGCTGTTGTAATTGCTTAACTCTGGGAGTTTGTAAATGAGCTGCAGTAATGTTTTCATTACCCAACCCGCTGCCTTTTTGTACATGCGCCGGCACTTTATCGCTTACTAGTGTAATATCAGTCATCGTTATTTCTCCGTTTTTCGTTGATATTATTATTTAGACCTGAAGTTCATTCGGGTCAGTTCAGTTGCTTCTACGCCTGGGACTTCATGTCCCATTTGTATTAGCTCCCTATAGGCTGTTGCTGACATGCGTTTTTGCATTAACTCGAACTGCCCAGTGGCAAGTACGTGTTCATGCACCGCGTCCCAGTTACGTACTGTAGGGACTATTTCCTGTTTAATGGAAACAGTACACGCATCATTACCAACTCGATCAATTCCTTGATCTTTTAAGCTGATAACAATCTGTGTTTCTAGATCATCCTTTTTTGCTTTAAGGACTTTCTCTTGTTCATGTAAATCGACAATAGATTGTCGGGTTGTGGCTAATTCATTTAGCATTTCATCCATATTCATTAGTGTATGGTCTCCGTTTCTGAGGGTGGTTTTGCAAGATATACCTCATCAGTTAAAGTTAAAGCCTCCTTGCCGGCTTGTGAAATAAGTTCTTCCATAGTGTTTGGTAACTCTTCATCTTTAGTAGCACGGGTGTGTACTAGCTCAGTTACTGCAAAAACTAATGCAATAGCAATAGCTTCCGATGGTCGTTTTAAAATATCAAGAATTGCATCTTTCATGAGTTCTTGTAATTTTTCAAAAGGTATATCATTTGTCATTGTTTAGTGCCGTTAGTATGTGTAATAAGTTTTCCATTTTGCCTAATTTGCTGTCTAGTTTTTTGTATACATCTTCTTCCCAGGTTTTTTGTGCAGCAATAAGAATTGTTTCTGTTTTGCTTTTTTGGCCTGCTCTGTATATACGTTTGTTAAACTGTTGGAAATGTTCAGCATTGTAAGTAGGTGAACACCATATAGCTGTGGTAGCTTTTGTAAGTGTAAGTCCATGACCAGCTGATTGTGGATGGCAAAAAAGTACTTGTATGTGACCGGATTGAAAGCGTTCTACAATATCTTTGCGTTTGTGTGCAGGTACTGATCCATCTATAAGCTCGTATGTAATGTTTTGTTTTTCTGCTATTTCTATAAGGGCATCACGTTCGTGTTTCCAATTAAAAGCAACAATAGAATGTTTACGTGATGCAACTAGTTGCATAACAATATCGTAGCGTTCTTGATGCAAGTATTGAACGTTGCCGTCTTCGTCGTACACGCCACCTGATACTAATTGCAATAACTTTTTAACTCGGGCCCCTGCATGTACTGCGTTAATAGTGCCAGATTTGGTATATAAAACAGATTCTTTAACAAAGATATCGTACATAGCTTGTACTTTTGGGGACAATTTTGTACGTACAGTTCGTACAATATTTTCTGGAAGGTCTATGCAATCTTCTAATGCATAGCGAATAGTGATGTCGCTTAGTTTAGCAGCGACTGCTTCTTCGATACCTGGTTTGTCAATCCACTCATTAGCAAAGCCATTAAAACGTGGTGTACAAACTTGGTTACGAAAGGCCCAGTAGCGCTCCCCTAGATGTTCTCCGTCATCTACAAGAAGCACTGGGTGCCATAAATCTAGAATAGTATTACTATTAGGAGTACCAGACATGGCAATCCTATTAGTAAAATGTGAGATAAGCGATCTAATATTTTTACTGCGTTGTGCTGATTGGTTCTTAAAAGCAGTAAATTCATCAATAACGATTGTAGAAAACTTTTTAACATAATGTGGATTTTTTTGTAAAAAATTGACAGCCTCAAAGTTAGTGATGACCATGTCAAATGAATCGTCTTCAAATATTTTTTTGCGGTTTTTAGCATATGCAACTCCAAAATTAATATCAGGTTGGAACTTACGTACGTCTTCTGCCCATGCTGCTTCTAGTATTGACAGAGGGGCAAGAACAAGCGTTTTACCTGATAGGTTAACGTGGGCGTCAAGAACAGCACGTGTTTTACCTGTACCAGGATCTGATGTAATAAGACATCTAGGGTGGTTAAGAATAAAGTTAGTGGTATTAGCTTGATGCTCATAGGGTAGGGGTATAGATTGTTCGTCAGTCATTGTTCGTTTTCCTCTGTTGTAACATCCGGTGTTAGTTGGATGGATGTTAAGTTTAGTTATTATACTAGTTTATAGCCCATTCGCAATAGGGGTTTTCTCCTTTACCAAATGAACACCACCTGCAACTATTTTTAGATGGGTTAGGTGGAAATTTAGTTGCTGTTGTCATAGCAATTGCTCGCTCTTGTAATTTTGGTAAAAACATAAGAGCTTGATCTCTAGTGTATGTTTTTTCCATAGTAGTACCATGATCTAAATACCACATTTCTGTTTTAGCTATTTCTAAATCTGGGTAGCGTAAAAAACTACCAATAGCATATGTAAGTGCTTGTTGTGAATGAGCTATTTCATTACCGTATTGTCTGCCTGTTTTATAATCTATTACTCGTGCTGATGTTTCTGTTTCTTCTACATAAGCATCTAATTTAACTCTTGCCCATACACCTTTTTCCATCCAACCACAGGGTTCCCAGTCAATCGTAAAACCCCACTCGCCTTCTAGTTCTACTGTGGCGTTTATAAAACCCTCACGCATGTCTTCAAACTGGCTTTGAAATTTTTTAAGTGTATCAGGTAATTCTTTTAGATCTCCACGTACGTAGTCTTCAGCTTGCTGGTGGATATCAGTACCACGTGCAGCGGCCGGGCCGAAGTCTTCTTGTATGCGTTTAACTTTACTTATATAAGAACGATAAGCGCATGTTTCGTAAGTTTTTAAGGCGGAGTAGGACCAGGCTGGGATTAATCCCAACTCTTTTGGGGCCTCAGTCTCTATTACATTAATGAGATCTGGGCGCTTGTCTTGTACAAGCTCGGTCATTTGTTATATAGCCTTCCTAGCTAGTTTTTTGTAGTAGTAAGTTATCTCTATCTTCAAAATGTTCTTTAATTAAAGAATTACGAATATTGTCGTCTAATTTCCAGGTTAATACAACCCCTCTAGGTATAGAGGCATTTTTATCTGCACTTACACGTTTTCTAGAAGTTTTAATATTTAACCTAGACATAGCTTTTGTAAAGTCTCTTGTAGATAATTTGTTACGACTGTCAGTAAGTATGTCATACACTAATTTAAACTGAGACATAGGTATGATTATTTCATTACCTACTTCTGCTATCCAGTACTTAAGATATCTTTGTGCTGTACTAATACCTCCAGCATCAAAAGTATTTGTAAGAGGTATATCTAATACTTCTGTAAAATATTCAAGATTGCGTTGTCTTATTGCAGCTGCAAATTCTTCTAACACAGACATAGAAATATTTTTCATTTGTATTTTAGCTTCATTTTCTAAAGCTGTATGAGCCATACGTTGATCTACTTGAAACTTGTTTAACACACCAGCAAATATATAAAGTTCTTGTTCAAGTTTATCCATATTGTTAATAAGATCTACGTTAGCATTTTCTAACTTTACTTCCTGGCGTGGGGCTACGTTGTAACGCCTATCGCCCTCTTCTATTTTGACTGCATCTGCTCTATTAGTTAAGAACAAGAAGTTACAAAAACTGGGTAGTTCTATTTGATTAGAACGCATTGCACGAATAGTTAGGTTGGGTTCAGTAATTTGGTGTTTAAGTTTGTCAGCCATTTTACCTATACTACCTGCATCTCCCATTCTAAATTCATCTACAATTAAAAAGAGCGCTGTGCGCATGTACAAATTAAATTGTTCTTCTATATTTTCTAATGCTCGCATAGGTGCTTGTTGTTCACCAAACAAAGGTTTAAGTACTTTGTGTACAAACAAGCCCTTGCCAGTCCCAGGTACGCCTGTAAAGATCCAAGCAGTCATAGCTTTGTTTTTGTTTTGATAAATATAAGCTAACCAATTAATAAAGTGTTCAAACTCAGTTTTGCCATTACCTAATACATGCATTAGAAGCTGCGCTATGTGCGGTGTTATTGTGTGTAATTTTTCAGCTCCACCGTAAGTTAACTCAGATACATGCTCTTCTTGTTTTAACATGTATTCAGTTTTTCTATACAAGTTTACATAGTAGGGGGCTTCGTCTAACTCAATACCTTTGTTATTGCTTGGATCAAATACGACCCTAGCATCAGGAACGTAATCCAAGGAAGGGCGATTATGAGAGCGCATAAAGTCATCAATAGACTGCTTATTGGTGGGCGTGAGGGGGTAGTCGTTGGTAAATTGTTGGGTTGTTTCATCGTATATTCCGTTATAGTAAGTGTCAGTGTAGAAGTCACGTAATGCGACTGGTTTTATTTTTTTATCTTTATCAATTTTATCTGCAAAAATTTCAAATATGTTTCGATAAAAATCTGGATCTGCTTTTTGTATTTCCCATACAGGTTCACCTTTAAAGTTGTACATGTAATGAGGGTTAGTTAATACAAAGTAGTAGCCGTTGCTGTCGCCTCCGTTAACATTACAGTTAACATAGGGTTCATTAACTCTTGATATTTCAATAGTCATTTTGTCTGGGTTTTGTAACACTTCTTGTGCTTCTCCCCCAATGCTTACAGTGCTTAGTTTGCTTGTTTTTTTAGGTAAATTAAGTTTTTTACGCAGTCCATCTTTAACCTGAACGCCTAAGTTATGTACGCGTTCTGGGTTAACATGAACTAACAAGGGTCTAGGATCTATGGTTACCGAACCACGTTCGACTAGTACAAACCTATCTGATGAGATGGGATCTTGTATGTCATCTTTAAAAGTAGGTGGTGCTATATAAATTATTTTAGAATTTTCAGCAACACTAGGATCTAATTTGTAAGATAAGCTTTGTCCATTTGCAGACAAAGACAACTGAGATGACAAGATGTCTGTTTCATAATTTAATAATTTAAACCATTCTTTTAGTATTTTAGGTTGGGTGGGTTGATCTAATAAAAAGAAAAAGTGCATAGATACTCTATCTTTTTTAAATCCTAAAGATGCACTTGCTTGAGCTATGTAACTTACATCTTGAAAACACTCTGGTAGTTGTGCAATTATTTTTTCTGCTACTGTGCGTACATCTGTTAGGCTGCCTGGCATTTGTATACCATCTATATCAAGAACTAATAACTCTGTTGACGCTACACGGTCAGCCATCATAGCTCGTGATTCGTTTTCAAGTGGGCGTTTTAATAAACCTTTGTGCAAACAAGCACCAGATGCTGCTTGGGTTTGTAAAGTTTTTAATAAAGTGTGTAAACCTTTTTTAGTTTTAGATACTTGTACATGTTCAGATGTAAAGTTTTTAGTAAGTGGGTAAGGTGTAGTACCTTTGTTTGATATTTCTTTTGCAAGGCGTTGCTTTGCTTTTAAGAAAACTAATTCCATATAATTCTCCGATTAATTGTTAGCTTGTTTAGCTTCGTATACTTCGTGTCTATCTATTTTAACAGATTCTTTTGCATTAAAAGCTAGCTTAGTTTGCTTAGGTCCTAATGCAGTAACGGTAATAACACATAGTTCTTCACCATCCTGGTGTAAAACTATTGAGTCATGTTTCCGTCTTGTTAATACTAGATTGCTCATTTGTCATATCGTTGGCTGTAGCCCCCTTCAGCATCTAGTGGTAAATCTGAACACCAAGAAGGAGGTGTTTTCATTATAGCTAGTATTTTATCTAGTGTCTTGTCACAATCTACATTAGATCCAATTGATATAATTTCATCGTGTACTTGCAAAACAACTTGAACTTCAGGCATAGCTTGTACTTCTAACATTTGTTCTACAATAACTATACGGGCCAGAGCTTGTACAATGTTTTCTGTTAGTCTTGCACCATACGTTTTTACCATTGTTTTACCTGAGTTGTACATAAAATTACCATCAATAAAATCTAATTCTGGATATTTTAAGAACATATCATTAGGTAGTTGTATGCAACCTGATTTAATAATTAAAGGTCCGTATGGTCGCCCTTCTGGGTTACCTGTGTGGCGCATTGTAAATAGTGCTTGTTTGCACGCATTCCAAAGCCTGGGGATATTTGGGTACATAGCACGGTACTGGGCAACAATTGATATAGCTGTACTTTCTCCTACATCAACAGATGGTGACCCATTTTTAAGAGTGTCTCTAAATTTATCAGGACCCATGCCATAACCTAAACCTAAAATAGCTGTCTTACCTACGTAACGTTCTAATTTGTCAGCTTTTGTTACAGGCCTACCATATATCTGAGATGCAAACTCACTGTATACGTCACGCCCAGCTGCAAATGCATCAAGTAAGTCAGCTTCTTTAGCTAACCACGCAAGCATGCGAGCTTCGATGTTTGATAAATCTACAACATATAGTTGTTGTCCTTCAGGAGCCATAACTGCTGTACGTAATGCAGATCCTCTGGGTAAGTTTTGTAAATTAATACTTTCTGTACCACCAAAACGGCCAGTGTGTGCTGCGTAATAACGTAACGGTACAGAAAAAGTACCATCGGGGTTAGTGCTTTCTAAAAATCTTTGTGCACGGGTTTCTTCAATACGTGATTTTACTGCCTCTCTACCATCCCAAAGGTGTTTGTATTGGGGATACATGTTTTGCATTTGTATATATGCAGAGTCAGTTTTACTAAAAGCAGGAATTTGTTGGCCTGTTGTAGGACTTTTTTTTGTTGGTACAGTAATGCTAAGTTCTTCTAAATACTGTGCAAACTTTTGTTGTGAAGCCATAATTTCGCGGGTTGTACCAGAATCTTCAATTGCTTGTGCTGTTTCTTGTTTAATTTTTTCTTTGTGTGCAATAAGCATTTCTTTATCTAAGATAAGTTTGGGTTCTACAAACATACGCACAGTCATATCAATAATATCTAACTCAGTTTGTGGATAACCTTCCATCATTTTGTGATATATCTGATAAGTTATATCTACGTCTTGTATACAATATCCACCAATTTGTGCATCGAGCTCAGGATCTAAATCACGTATGCCTTTGGCATTAACAAGTTCTTCTCCTTTACGTAGGCTTTCATCGTTTGGAAAACAACGAACAGCTACATCTTTTAGTCGCGCAGATTGATTTGGGTACACGCCCCGACTTAGGGAGGCGGTGTCGTAGTAGTATGCTGGGTAAAAGCCCAGATACTGTGTAAGTATGTAAGCATCAAACAAAGTGTTGTGACATACAACTGCGGTTTCTTCCCAGGGTATTTGTTCAAGAGCATCTTGGTATTGGTCTTCTCCAAACCACTCTGTATCTCCCTCATTAAATTTTAAACCTACTCCCCATATTTTAAAATCAGGGTGGTTAACGTATTGTACAGTTGTCATTTTAGTCAGGGACAATTGTACGTCGTAGTAAGTTTCAAAGTCTAAGTATAATAAATTCATAAGTTTTCCTTTCTTAATTTTTCCATGCGAACACACCAGTCCTCATACTCCCCCTTTTTTGCACGCTCCCATCCAACTTGTTTACTGTGGACCATATTGTAGGCAACACCTTTGCTGACCAACCTCCACTGTATATAGGGAAGATGTTCAGGAGTGTTGTACCGATAATAGGCTAAGGGATTACGTTTTACGTAGATTCGATTATCCATAATTTACAGTTGACATTCATCCTGAATGCTTTATGTTTTTTAAGTATGACACAATTAAGTGTTATATAACAATAAAGGTGAAAATATGGCAACTTTTACAAGTGATCCTGTTTCAGGTAACCAGTCATTCAAACCATTTCCTAGTGGTGCGATTGGCGTAAGATACGCTAAGTTTAATGTAACTGCTGCACCAAATGCTGCTGATGTATACCAAATGGTAGATATCTTTGCTGGTGAAACTTTACATGACATCAAAATCAAATCTTCTGATTTAGACACAGGCTCAGGTCGAGTGCTTGGCGTCGGTGATGCTACAGATCCAGATAGATTTATTGATGGTTCTACAATCGGCCAAGCCGGTGGTATAGACCATGAAGATGCAAACCTTGCACCTATTGCCTATAGTGCAGATGATACTATTGA